TTATTTATATTCGCATACATTATCCTCTGTTTCCTTTTCTATGCGTTCTCTTTCTTCTTGCTCTAATCTAGTAGTTGCAAGTGCACAATACTCAGCATTCGAATCAATACCTATCCACTGCCTATTATACCTGCTTGCAGATGCTGCAGTTGTTCCAGAGCCCATAAATGGATCAAGTATAACATCTCCTTCCTCACTTCCTGATAAAATAAAAAAATCTGCTAGCTTTTCAGGGAAACGTGCTGGATGAGCAATTCCTCTTTCTTTGCATAGTTTTATAAAAACATCATTACTGCTTGTATTTGCAAGTTCAATCACTGAGCCGGGATCAGACCCGCCATTATTATTCCACACCTTTCCACAGTCAAAATTATGTGTACTTGGGCGGATATTCTTAGAACGATCCCCTTTTCCTTTACCCTGCAGATATTTTTCCATATCTTTTCCATAAGGCTTTCTGATAGGATCAAGGTTAAAAGTCCATCCTTCTCCTTTAGTTAACCAAAAGCAATATTCATGTGATTTTTTTGTTCGCCCATAACCACCTCGTGAGTATACATTAGGGGGGGTTGCTGGATTATACCAAATATAATCCCTTACCAAATGAAAACCAATTTCTTTACACAAGTATAGTAATAGTTCGAAAACATATAAATGTTGATAACCATCTACCACCTTATCATTTATATTCAAGACAAAATTACCATTAGGTTTTAAAATGCGATGAATTTCTCTTGCTTTTGGTGCAAACCACTTTATATATTCATCCGGTTGTATTGAAGCTGATGCATTTCCGTAATCTCTCTGGTCAGCATATGGTGGTGACGTTAACACAAGATCTACACTTCCATCTGGAATCTCCTTCATAATTATTTCACAGTCACCTATTAAAAATCTATTCAAAAATTCTTGTATATTCTTCTTTTCCAAGATAACACCTCATTATAATTTTTATGTCTTACAAATATTGCTTTATTCTTCAATATAAAACTTAGATTTCTCAGCTTCTTCAGTTTCTATAGATTTCAATTCCATAATGTCCGATAAATCACATTTTAGAGCATTACATATACGAACAAGTACATCTGTGGTAACATTTTCATTTCTTCCTAACTTTGCCATAGAAGCTGAACTTATGCCTGTAGCTGCTCTCAAATCTTTTTTCTTCATATCTTTGTCTATCAATAGCTTCCACAATTTTTTGTAACTTACACCAGACACGTGTTTTACTCCTTTCCACAAATCTCATTATAATGCTTCGGAATATTGCATTATACGAATTACAAGATCGCTAACGCAAACTTTAGTTTGCTTTCTTAAATATAATACTCTATTTTCTTCCACCATTCAACTATTTTCATTTCAACTCATCTACTTAAATTATATCTACGATGTAACCTACCATTTTACTTACACTCAATCTCTGTTCCATCCAAAAACACCACCAGCACCTGTCCATTCTCACATACTTTAATGTAATCCAAAACTCTTAATAAAAAATCTAACTCTAAGTTTTCAGCCAATATAACCTCTTTGTTCAGCTTCAGAAAATCCTTCGCCCGATACACCTCCAGCAAATCCTCACTCTTTTCTTGCTCGGCCCACTTATGAACAAAATATTGCTTGTTCTCCAAAATCCCATTCCAAGCCATGACAAATGCTTTTTCCAGCGTACTCTCCTCAACATGCCGGTTGGCACATCCCATAACACCCTTTACCTTATACCGTTCACTACACTGCCAAATCTTCCGTGTTTCCCCGGTACTGCTCCGCCACCCTTTACGCGTAAAAACCTTATTGCATTCCCCGCAGATGATTTTCGATGCAAACGGATTCTTCTCTGTATTATTAGAATAAGACTTTGTCCCGTGCTCGTCCAGATAACACTTCCGCCGCTCAATCTCCAGTTGTACACATTCCCAAATCCACGGCTCAATAATCGCTTCATGATCATCTTCAATATAAAACTTCTGTATCTCCCCTTGGTTCATCACCCGCTTCTTGGTCAGGAAGTCCACCGTATAGCTTTTCTGCAAAACCGCATCGCCCTTATACTTCTCATTCTCCAGCATACTTTGCAGAGTGGTCGCCTGCCATTTTGTACTGCCATCCCAGTTAACAACACCCTCCCTTTCAAATATCCGTTTAATGTAATCCACCGTTTTTCCACTCAAAAATTCAAAATCCAGCCGTTTTACAATTGCCGCCTGCTTCCGGTTAATCACCAGTTTCCCATCTTCATCCGTATCATAGCCCAAAAACCGCTTAGTACTCATCTTATGCTGTCCCTTTTCAAACCGCCTGCGGATCCCCCAGGTAGAATTTTCAGATATGGACCGGCTCTCATCCTGTGCCAGGGAAGACAAAATAGTAAGCAGAACCTCACCCTTTGCATCCAATGTATTGATGTTTTCCTTTTCAAATATAATGCCAATCCCCAGTTCCTTGAGTTCTCTGACATAATTCAGGCAGTCCAGTGTGTTTCGCGCAAACCTGGAAATCGATTTAGTGATAATCATATCAATCTTACCGGACCGGCAGTCAGTAATCATTTTATTAAACTCATCCCGTTTTTTGGTATTCGTACCGCTGATTCCTTCATCGGCATAAATCCCAGCAAACTGGTAAAGCGGATTATTGTTGATATAGCCAGTGTAATAATTCAACTGGTTTTCATAGCTTAATAGCTGTTCTTCTTGGTCGGTTGATACCCGGCAGTACGCTGCCATCCGCAGCTTCCGCACATTCTGGCCGCTGCTGGCATCGGTTGCCAAACTCTGCCTTGCTGGTATAACGGTAATGCTTCTTGCCATTTAACTCCACCTCCTCAACTACCGTAGGCTCTGTAATACTCTGCTTCTGTACTTCTGTATCTTCAACCCGAATCCCATGGCACACTTGCTTTCCTTTTTCGATATAAGTACTGCACCACCACTGGATTCTCTTTTTATGCACCTGCCGGCGCCGGAGATTTTTGCCGCAATATGGGCAAACCAGCATACCGCTCAATGGGTATCGGTTCTGGTATTTTGCGGTTCCATCAGAACCTATATTACGCTCCTTTTTTCGGCGATTCCGTTCTTCTTGTACCCGTTCCCATAAATCTGCACTGACAATAGCCGGATGATTATCGGTAATGTAATAGCTCTGCACTTCGCCCCGGTTCTGTCTTGTCTGGTTCCGCTTATTCTCTGGCGTAAAGGTCTTCTGCAGATGACAATCCCCTTTATATTTTTCATTTTTCAGCACTCCTCCTATGGAACCCTCATGCCAATCTCCTACGGTAACGCTCTTAACTCCAAGATCATTGAGGAGATTCTTCAGCCGGGAACTCCCCAGACCGAATAGCGTCATATCAAATAGAAATGCTACAATCAGCGCTTCTTTGACATTTATGGATAGCCCACCATATTCATCCTTGTCATAGCCGAGGAAACGTTCTGTGTTGATCATGACTTCACCCTGCTCAAATTTCTTCCGTATCGTCCACTTATTGTTTTCGCTCATGCTCCGGCTCTCTTCCTGGGCAAAAGAAGATAGGACGGCAAGCATCATCTCACCGTCCCCTGAAAGAGTATTGATCTTCTGTTCTTCAAAAAAAATACCGATTCCCAGTCCCTTCAGCTCTCGTGCAACTTTCAGGACGGTAACGGTATTTCTGGCAAACCTCGATATAGACTTGGTAATGATTAAATCAATTTCTCCCGTTTTCGCTTTTCTTATCATTTCCTGAAATCCCGGCCGTTTCTCACAATAGCCAGAGATACCTTGATCTGAATACACACCGGCGAACTCATATTCTGGGTTGGAACGGATTAACAGCTCGTAGGTTTCCTGCTGGTTTTCAAGCGAGTCCTCCTGTCTTCTGCTGTCCGTTGAAACCCTGGCATATGCACAGACCTTCTTTTTCTTCTGTTTTATTTCTGCTATAGGCTCTAAAATTCGGATCCTCATTGCTACTCACGCCCTTCAAAATAATCTTCTTCAAACTTCATAATCCGGTCATAGATCAGTTGAGCATCCTCTGGCTGGCGGACAGTTATCACTTCAATCTGCTTCTCCCGGCACAGCTTCATAAAATCCATAAACTGCATCCAATCCCTTGATAATCTTGACACTGTAATAGTAATAACGGTATCGAACTTCCCGGCTCTCAGCTCCATTTTAAGGCGGTTAAATTCCTTTCTGGCCGGATCCACACCGGAAGCAATCTCATAAAACATCTGCATCTCCCAGTTTCCTTCACCAAACCGCTTATCTAAAGTCTGACTGACTTCTGGAAGAAATTGTGTATAGTCACGGTTTCTGTGATTCATCCGGCAGTAAAATGCCACCTTGTTAATTCGTCCTGCAACTACCATAAATATAAGAACTCCTTTCGTTTTTTGGTAGTCTATTAATCACTCTAAAGCCCTCTAAAGTCAAGCAATTCAGCCGTTTCCAGCGGCTTTATCCAACTCTTTCTTAAATCTGCTGGCGGTTAAACACGGACGGCATAATCCAGCGAAATCCACCCATTCCGCTCCTTCTGATACGCTTTTAACAGCCCCCATCCTGAAGCTCCGGGGCCACCTGCTTTCTCTACCACGGTAAATACTCCTTTGCCTGTAAAGCCTGGCTGAATCCCATAATTTGTTCCCGGTCCTTTACGGATCCGAAGATTGGGAATAGAAATCTTGACCATATAGTTGGCAGATGGTACTGTTTCTATAAACTGCACATATTCCCGGCCTGTGGTGATAAACAGCCCAGATTTAAGCTGATACCAATGACCATCTTCGCTGATACCAATAACCGTATAGGTTCCTTCAAAGACAGTTTCTGCCACATTGTCTCCCATGCAAGGGGCTTTCCGTATATTCAAATCATCTTTTCCTTTATAAAATATCTTCACATATCCTGATAATGGCTTAATTGTCTGGGAGGAACCGCTCGGTTTATCACTGTCATTGTTTTCTTTCACATCATCTAAATTACCAATCTGCTTCTTAAACTCCTCCCACAGCCCCTTCTTCCTTATCTGGGACGGGCAGTTCTTGGCACAAACATCATAATGCTGAACTACCCAGTCTGCCGAAATACCCGTCTCCGCCATCAACTGCCGGACAAATTCCACTGTATTGACAAAGGCTTTGTTGAAATCATATCCGGCCTGGACACATATCTCCACGCCGATGCTGTTCTTGTTATTCACCGTACCAAACAGCACGCCGCCATAGTTTACACCAACATGCCAGCATCCCTTGTTATGCGGTGCGGTCTGATAAACCGTCTTCTTATCATCGGTATAATAATGGACGGAAGTGTTCAGGTTACCGTTGTACTGTGCCTTGGCATGAGCCAGGGCATCTGCTCCTGCTGCAAAGTTATCTGTATTATGCACCACGATATACCGGGGTGTATTCCCCGCATAGGTGTTCTTATCCGACACATACTGTTTATTTACCTTCACCGCCATCTTCCTCCTTAATCTGCTCCAGCACTGCTTTCAGCTTCTTCGGGATTGGTAAGCCGACATGGGCTGCATTCTCCAGAATGGAAATTCCCTCATTCGACAGGTAAAAGAAAATCACCGCTGTCCGTAGCACACTTCCATTCCCAATCACATGGGCATCAATGATATGAGCCACGGCCACCAGGCAGAAAATCACGATCTTCTTAAAAATACCCCGGAACCCGATCCGGCTGGAAAGCTCCTTATTTAAAATCCCGGCCATCACTCCGGTCACATAATCCACTCCGACCAAAACAATCAGTGCATATAAAAACCCGTCAAATCCTCCCATTACCGCTCCAATCGCACCGCCTATAGCGGCAAACATAAACTGCATTGTATTCGCAACATCCTTCATTCTGCTGTCCTCCTTACTTTTACGCATAAAAATAACAGCCCGGAGGCTGCCTGTATGCCAATCTTAATCAACTGTTTTATTCCTGTGTCAGGGTATAGGTTATCTTCATTGTCTTATCCACCGTTTTCACCACTGCCGAAGACAGGTTGTTAATCGTTGCCAGATAAGGCGTTAAAAGATACATCGTCCGGTACTCAGTCCCGTAGCTGCCACCCCAGCCTAAAAGAAAATTCTTATATTGGAACAGAGGGGTAGCCGCATCATTCAGCCGGGAACTTCCCTGGGTACGGATAATGGTATCATTCGCTGTCACCTGAAAATCTCCACCCACAATTAAATCCCCAATCAATGTCATATACACCTCACAGGTCCCGGTCTCACATAATGGCTTCCATTTAGAAGTGAAACCCAGAGGAATCAACGTTACATCCGAAGAATTTGCTGTGTTGATTTTATAGATGCCCTTCTTGTTATTTGCCATCACATATAAATAGCCATTCCGCATACAGCATTTCAGCACCCGCTCCGGAAATGAACCATTTGCATCCCGGTTGCCCACATCCATCAGCTTGGCATTGGAAAGTGTCCACTGCCCTTCCGTGACGGAATAATCCTCTTTCTTAATCTTCGCCCATACCATGGCCGCATTGCCAGAGGAATTCCCTTCATTAGAAAAACCATACCAATATCCATCACCGCCATCCAGAAACTCCCCATACAAAGTATAGCTGCCCAGGAACTGAAACGTACTGGTCTGAACCACCTGGTCATCCAGCACCACAAAAGTTGTATCATCCAGTTTCTCATTCAGTCCCAGGCTGAAAATAGGAATCTGTACCTTACGGATACGGACTCCGGTATCCTGATATGTGATGGAATACAGTATGTTATTCTCAAAATCCACTTCTACTGCTTCAAACAGAACCATCTGCTTTGCCTGGGACAGGTGATCCAGCCGGATACTTTTCAACTGTAAAAAGGTACTGGCATCCCCCACCTGGCTGCCATAGCCATTCGTTCCTCCCTGGGCACTGGTCAGAGCTGCTGCCGCAATCGTACCGTTTCCCTGGCTGGGGGTAAATTCCCAAACAAATTTATATCCGTTTTCTAACGCCTTGCTCTCCGTCAGGTTCATGCTTCCCCTTGCCAGATTTGCTGTGGAATTGACATTGTTGGAAGCATAAGCGACCGGAAGATTGCTGGAAGCTGCATAGATGTAATCCACTTCTTCCGGCAATGCCTGGGAGAACAGCAGAATACCGCCAATCATGTTCGGACAGATGGGAAGCAAGCTGTTATTCCATTCAATCCCATCAATGCTGTCTCCGGCTTCGTAAAACACGCCCATTGGGTTCAGCCCTAAAATATTGTTCACCACATTAGTGACCATATTTTCCTCTGCTGTTATCTCCACTTCCCCGGTATTTTTATCTGTTAGTGTAATCGTCATATTGCCTGTCAATCTCATAATCTCTCCTTAACTGGTATCCACCACCGCACCAAATGCACCGATAGATACCTTACCCATGCTGTCAGCCATCTGCTTTTTAACCAGCTCCATGGTTTCCATTCCAAACGTTTCTGTATATCCTTTTTCCAGCATCCCCGTTTCTAATCGGAATCTGTCAACCGTCTCCTGCAGTTCAATCTTTCCATCCCATCCGGCGGCAGCCGCCATGCCCTGTCCGCTAATCGATGCAATACATCCTCCGGTCTCTATCTGTCCAGTTCCGCCCTCCATCCGCAGATACACATTAAACGTATTCGTGAAGTTCGGAATCAGCTTTTCTATCGGATAATACAGCGGCAGCACATGCTTGCCACTCCCCCAGGTTTCCACTGGGTAGTGAATCAAAATCTCTTCATCATTCAATTCATATTTCACTGATGCCATCGCCTTGCCATCCATCGCAATGGAAACCGGCAGTTCTACCTCAATACTAATGTCTTCCACTGCTTCTATTGCATCTCCTGCAACCGATGAAACCGGAACTATCACCGTTCCAGCAGCCTTTCCTTTTTGTACTATTTCATCAGCCGTTACATCCACCAGCACAATGGCAAAGAACTGTACATGGGTCTCCTCTGCCGCAGCAAACTCAATACTGATAATCTTCGTATCGGTACCGCTGACTGAATAGGCTGATGCATTGGTAAAAGTATGAATACCAATCTTCCCAGCTTCAATCTGGTTCAGCAATCCAGAGATATTCTTGTCATTCTTCGACTTCGCCTGTGCCAGCCGGGGATTCTTGCCAACACACTTCAAAGAATGCTTGCCGTTAATCTTAATCTGAAACCCTGTCACACAGGCCAACTGATTTTCATCCGCATGACCGCCGGAAAAGACCAGCACATCCCCTAAATCCAGTGCTGGGTTTCCAATGGTATCGGAATCAAACGGCACATACCGGATTACAGCTAAATCAGCAAGGATATGCTCCAGCAATGTTTTTCTGGTTTCCTCCAAACCAAACTGCAGCAGCGGGTTCACTCCCAGATTCATGGTCAGCCCGTCATCCTGTTCCAATGCATAATACTCGGCAATCTGTGACCGGATGTTAGTGGAACTGATGGCTGTATATCTGGTGATAAAATCTGAAAAGCTGCTGGAAAACCGCTGCTTACCGGAAACCGTCACCGATGGTTCATTCCCATATTTCCGAAGCTCCAGTTTCCCTTCCCGATTAATACAGAAAAACCCGCCTAGCACCTGCCCCACATAGTACAGCACATCCCGGTACGTCTCAATATCATTTTCCGTATAGACCGACAGCAGTTCCGAACAATTTGGCATTGCTTCGATCTCTGCCTGGCTATGGGCGAGATTCACATCACAGGCTTTGCAGCACAACGCCAGAAACGCATACGCAGTTCCCACCGTTTCAAAACCATTGAAATTCTTCTCAAACCGCAGCATATAATCATAGCCTTTGATTTCCAGGCAATGCAAGGTGCGGTTCGCCTCACTTACTTCAAAAATCCCCATTGGGATTTGCTCAAATGTTCCTCCTGCCACCCACAGATGGTAAAATAATTCTATCTTGGCATCTTCTAAGGTATATCGGTCAATCCCGGAATACAGCGTAATTCCCATTTCTGCCGCATAAACAGTACCAATCTCAATCTCCGAACTGCCGCAGCACTGGCTGGAAATGTAACCGGAACCTTTCACAATATCCTCATTGCCAAACTCATAAACAGCCCCGGCCTTTGTTGTAATCCTTCCGGTCCAATAGAATTTCCGGGTGTTTTCCTGCACCGCTTTAAGAAATGCTTCACTTACCGGATACATGAAAACCACCCCCTTCTGCTAAAATTCCCGCAGGGTAAACGATACCTTCCATAATCCCTTATAAGAAGTATCTTTTACCAATCCTGCCTTATATCCCTCAATAAACATCTCCGTCCGCTTCACATCCAGCGTTTCCGTGTCAAAGTAATTCACGCTGATTTTCTCCTGCTGTTTAAATCCAGTCAGCAGTTGCAGCCACTTTGGGCTGACTGAAAAAGACACTGAAATGCTGGCAACACCGGTACGGACCACATCCCGCTGTGTCGTTCCGGCCTCTGTCTCACCGCCGGAATCCGCTTCCACATCCCGAAGCTCCACTTCATAGGCATCCGGCAGGGGAAGCGGTACTTCATCAAATGTTAGATACTGAATAAATGCCATGCCTTATCTCCCTCCTGACCGCAGGTTCTGTCTTTCCTGTGCATTTACTACCACTTCATCCAGCAGCGTTCCGCCGACATATACGGGAATGCAGATGGTTTCTGAATTTCCTGCATTCTGCATTCCTGCAAACAGCTCCTGAATACTGCCAAGCATCTGCCGGACAGAATCCACCGAATCGGTCTGTCTCTGTGAATACTCGATTGCCGACAGTTTCGGGCTGATGACCATATCAGCCGCTACACCGCCCACAGCCTTCTGTACCATTCCCCTGCTTCGTTCAATTCCTTTTGCCAGCCCGGACATAAAATCCGGCATCCATGATTCATAGTCGGTCAACGGTCCAACATCCGGCACCGAAAAGTGAAGGTAAGACCGGATGGCATTGGCCACATCCGATACCGCATCAATAACCTTGCCGATGCAGCTCTTAATACCATTCACAATGCCATTTATCATGTCTGCTCCCCATGTGAATGCACTGGAAGCCAGACCTTTGATAAATCCGACTGCTTTATTAAACCCGGACTCAACTGCACTATAGACATTTCCCATTGCAGTACGGATGCTGGATACCACGTTAGTAAAGACATTGCTGACTGCTGTTTTCACTGCATCCAATACAGTCGAAGTCACTGACTTCACACTGTTCCATACCCCGGATACTACCGACTGGATGGTGTTCATCACCGTCTGTACCACTGACTGAATCCCATTCCATGCAGTTGTGATAAAAGACTGGATCGCTCCCACCACTGTCGTAATGACAGCCTTAATGGCATTCCACACCGTAGTAAATATCGTCTGAATCGCTGTCAGTATCGTGGTAATGACCGTCTGGATAACAGTCCACACTGTTGATAAAAAAGTTTGGATTGCGGTGCCAACCGTAATGACCACGTTTTGGATTCCAGTCCAGACGGAACTGAAAAATGTAGAAATAGCAGTCAGAACCGTGGTAAACATCGTCTGGATTCCTTCCCAGCAGGATGTGAAAAAGGAAGACAGCCCATCCCAGACCGCCTTCCCCGTCTCCACAATTCCATTCCAGAGGGTCACCAAGAACTCTTTCACCGCATTCCATGCAATGATAGTCGCAGACTTGATTGCTTCCCACACAGCAATGACTGCTTCCCGGAACCAGTCGCACTTATTCCACAGCAGTACAATAATCGCAATGACCGCTGCAATCGCCAGCGGAATCCAGCCGATAGCCGCCACCACTGCCCCAAGCGCCGGAACCACCGTTCCTGATACAAACGCAATGACGCCGGAGATCGCCGCCGCAATCTGCGGAACCACAGTCATAATGGTACCGATGGCACCTACCACCTTACCGATAATAATCAGAACCGGACCAACCGCTGCTGCCACCAATGCGATGGTAACAATAATCTTCTTTGTTCCTTCATCCAACCCGTTCAGCCAGTCCACCAGTCCCTGAATCCAGGATACAATCTGCCGGATGGAAGGCATCAGGATTTCCCCGACTGATATCGCCAGCTCCTCCAACTGGCTCTTTAAGATGGTAAGCTGTCCGGCCAGGTTATCCTGCATGGTCTCCGCCATCTTTTCTGCGGTGCCGTCACAGTTGTTGATGGCACTGTTCAACTTTTCAATATCCGCCGGAGCTGCATTCATCACTGCCAGGAAACCACTCATGGCATTTTTGCCAACCAGCGCCTCTGCATTGGCCGCCCGCTCGGATTCCGACATCTGGGCAAATGCTGCCCGGCAGTCAGTCAGGATATCACCCAGGCTCCTCATACTGCCATCCGTATTGACCGTCTGAACGGTCAGCTCACCAAATGCATCACCAACAAAGGTCACATCTCCGGTAAGATTGGTAAACATACTACGCATGGCGGTACCAGCCTGGGAGGATTTGATACCGGCATTCGCCATCAGACCGATAGCTTCTGCCGTATCCTCCGCTGTAAAGCCCAAGGCGCCTGCAACCGGGGCACAGTATTTAAAGGTTTCCCCCATCATACCCACGTTGGTATTGGCATTGGAGGATGCCGCTGCCAAAATATCCGCAAAATGCCCGGAATCAGATGCTGATAGTCCCAGTGCCGTTAAGGCATCGGTCACGATGTCAGAAGTGGTTGCCAGGTCTTCCCCGGAAGCAGCGGCAAGGTTCATAATCCCCTCAATACCATCCAGCATATCTCCGGTCTTCCAGCCGGCCATCGCCATGTAGTTCATGGCATCCGCAGCCTCGGATGCAGAGAACTTCGTTTTCGCTCCCATCTCACGGGCTTTTTCACGCAACTTATCCAGTTCTGCTCCGGTTGCACCAGATACCGCTGCTACCTTGCTCATGCCGGTATCAAAATCAGCCGCAACCTTTACGGCAGCAGTCCCCAAACCACCTACAATCGTTGTGATCGGCAGCAACTTCTTGCCAACACCTTCAATGGAAGCACCGACACTTTGCAGTTTCTCTCCTGTTGCGCCAATCTTCTGCAATGCGACCGATGACTGGTCTGCCTGCCGTTCTAAATCTGCCAGGGCATTCTCCGTCTCCACGATTTCCCGCTGGAGGGCATCGTACTGGCTCTGGCTGATTTCTCCTCTTGCCAGGGCATCATTGGCCTGCTGGCTTGCCAGCTTTAAAGAATCCAGCTTTTCCTTCGTCTCACTGATAGCCTGGGCCAACAGCCTTTGCTTCTGTGCCATCAGATCCGCATTGCCGGGATCTAGCTTTAGGAGCGTATTGACATCCTTTAACTGTGACTGAGTGTCCCGAATTTCTTTATTCACTTTTGATAGGGCGGTGGAGAGTTTCGTGGTATCCCCACCTATTTCAACTGTAATACCCTGAATCCGAGATGCCATGGTTCCCACCGCCTTTCTGGCATGAAAAAAAGAGCCATCGCCGGCTCCATGAATACTAAAAAAAGACACCTACCACATTGATAGATGTCTTAATATTATTGATCTTATTTCATGTATTTCTAATTTTGCACCCACCGGGTGCAAAATTTAAGTATTAATCCTTCTTTCAATATCCTCTATTGTCGGCAGATTTTCGCTTAATTCTTCAGAGATTTTATTTGACAGTTTATACTCACTTATTCCCATCGGCTTATTTATGTCTTTTAGTGCGTATTCAGCCACTACTTTATCTTTTCCCTTGCATAAAAGTAAACCAATTGTAGGATTATCATTTTCTGTCCGAAGTTCTCCATCAATAGCAGATAAATAAAAGGATAGCTTTCCTGCAAACTCTGGCTCAAATTCCACCGTTTTAAGCTCTACAACAAAATAACAATGTAGTTTTACATTATAAAAGAGCAAATCGATGAAAAATTCCCTGCTTCCGACTGTAATCGGATATTGATTCCCCATAAAAGCAAAACCCGAACCAAATTCTAAAAGTAGCTTCGTAATCTGCTGAACCAAGGCATTTTCTAATTCTGTTTCCTTCATTCTTTTAGCAGATGGAATAAAGTCAAATATATAGGGATCCTTCATTATCTCCTCAGCCTGCTCTCCTAACGGTTCCATTAGCTGTTCTTTAAAATTTGTCTGTTTTTTCACTAATGCCTGACGTTTATATAATCCACTTTCAATCTGATGCTGTAATACTGTACTTGACCAACCATTTTCTATGCATTGCTTTGTATACCATAAATGCTCTTCCAGATTCTCCGTTTTGTCTATTAGCAGTCTTATTGCTTTCCAACTGATTTTTGCACCCACCTGGTGCAAAATTTCCTCTGATGACAAACGCAAAGCGAATTGTTTCATATAATTTAAATTCCTGACAGAATAACCCTCCACTCCTGGATACTCCATTTTTAAATCCTTGGACAAATTCTCGACAAACTTGCCGCCCCATTGGCTATATTCAACGATTACCCTGCCTATATTCCAATACAGAACGTTCTTTTCTACATTGGCCGCAGTCATTACGTTATATTGAGCTTCAATAATTCGTTTCTTCACTCTTTCCAGAACATTAAAATAATCATTCATTACAATTTTCGTACTTTTCGCCACTTTTTCCTCCGCTCAAACAAGCTTTTTGTTGTTGACAGTATAGCAAATAAAGGTAACAATATCAACGAAAATTAGAACCGATCCATATCCTCCTGCGTTGCTACTTCCGCATATTTACACTCATCATTCCTGCTCTCCGCATACATATCGTTGATCAACCCAATCGACAGCAGTTCCATATCACTCATTGAAATCCCCAACTGTATGCACCGGAGCAGGAACAACGGTGTTGTCATTTCACGCTCTGTCGGACGAAGTTTTTTTTAGCCTCCACATCGGTTTTCACATTTAGCCCCCACAACTCAATCAACTGCGGCAGCACCTGATAAATGGAAAAGGTATTGAATCCATCCAGCCATTCCTCCACATCATCGGGAATCTGCGGATCTGCATGTTTCGCCATGGTATAAGCGATATTCTCAAACATCTCCAACGAAAATAAATCCAGATTTGAATGTTCTTCATTATCAGCTCCGATACTCTGTTCCAGCACCTGGAGGTCTTTATAAATATCCCGCTGGAACCTCAACCGGTAAATCCGGGGAATCGCTGCAGATGCCTTAAATAAGACATCCTGCCCATCAATCTGAATCTTCTTACAGATACTCATTTCTTTTCAACCTCCTTTAACCCTGGCCTTCTTCATTTTCTTCATCCGCTTTAGGAATCGGAAGATAAACCGCCGCATACCAGCCATCATACGTCACTTTCGCTGTCTGGTTTCCCGTCTTCGCTTTCACATACCCGTCTGCCATCGGTCTTGCTTTGATGGTCAGAGATTCCGTCTGTACCTCCCGGTTCTCCTCATTGGTCTTACCCTCAATCTTCGGACGGCTGGCTGAACAGTTATAAAGCACATGCCGGATTTTCCTGACATCCCCATCAAACTCAAACAATAGAGCAAAGGCTCCCGTTTCTGAATTCGCATTCTCCACCAGCACCTCATTGGTATCTGCCTGTTCCTTTAAAACAGCCGTCCGGAAACTCTCCGGAATCAGCGCCAACTCCAAATCCCCATCATAGCCCATGTTATTGGCGATGATATAATACTCAATCCCATCCGCATAAAAAGATTCCGGCTCCCCGTTCGGATCCAGTGCCAGGGAAACCGCACCCGGCATAGCTACCGGAACCTCAAAAGACATCTTTCCATCCTCTGATAATTTCTGCAATGCATAGTGGCAGTTGCAGATATTAAACTTCACTTTATTATTCATACAAGTTAAACCTCCATCTCATACAGCACTTCATACAACTTTTCCGATTCTATCCAGACTTCACTCTTGGCATAGAAAATACCATGTTTCAACAACACCGCTTCCACCCGTTCTTCCAGCTCCGGCTGTTTTAAATCTGTATACAGCTCAATATCTAGCTGATTCACCTTAAAATAAGCAATCCCATCCGCCGCAAAATTAACTGCTTTCGGATATAAAAATGCCAGAAACGGCGGCTCCGGTGCCTCCCCTTCCACAAAATGGTCATAAGCAAAGGGCAGGCCCATCTCATCCATCATTTTTAATACTTCACCATGACTCATTTAGACAGCCCCTTTCTGATACTATCCTCCAGCATCCGGATACCCTTCTCTTCTGCCGGGCCGATATGCGGCATGGCTTTCACCCGGCCTCCGCCCCGCTTGGCGTGCCCTTTCTCCAGCAAATGGGTAAGCTGATACCGGTTCCGGCTGTGAACCACCATCTCCAATGTGGTACTGGTTTCCTTCTGCCGTTTCACCGCCCAGCTATTCTTATACCTGCCCGATTTTACCGGGGCATTGGCCTGTGTTTCTTTCTTTACGGTATTGCCGGCCTTTTTCACACAGTCTTTCATCGTATCCGTAGCAAGCTCGGCATACTCCAAAAGCCCATCCATAATAGCATCCGCCATCTGGTCTACCGTCACTCTCTGGTCTGCCATCCCGCTCACCTCTTTTCCAGGGAAGCCCGCAGCTTCAATATTCGATTCTGGTATTTCACATTATCCAGAAAGGTAATATTGTAAACCTGTCCCCGGAACAGAATCCGGTAATGCTCGGTATCCATTCCGGCTATCTCTGAACAATGCCGGATTAGAAAGTATATTTCTGTCTGTGCATTGACCTGCGCCGCCTCCCAGTATTCCTTCCCAGAAAGATTATTCACATAAGCAGAACAAGTGTAATGATTCATCCAGGTAAGCACATGATTCCCGGCCTTATCCGTTCCCGGAGTACTTTTTTGAACCGTAATCCGCTCTTTCCACCCTCCCAGTGCAGCCTTCGGAACCGTGTTCCTGCTGCCCAAACCATCTGCCGCCATCAGAACACCTCCCGCCGGATACCAAACAGCAGGGAACGCAGAGTTTGCACCAGGCCATCATGATCTGCCTGCTCCCGGTGTTCAAACATGTAGGCAGTGACATATAGGACGGCAATCCGTACCATTGCAGAATGCTGTTCCAGTTCCTGTTCTTCCAATCGTGCCACATCCCGGCACATCTGCTCTCCGGTTTCCAATAGCCCGGAAATAAATCCATCTTCATCCCCGCTGTCCACCCGGAGGTACTGCTTCGCCTCCACCAATGACACAACTGCCATCCCTGTCACCTCCATTCATCGTTTTGATCAGAACCCACTGTTTAGGTTCCAGACTTCATCGTCATCGTCTTCACCGCTTCTGCAAGGATCAGCTTCCCGTCCACTCTCTGACTTGCCAGAAAACCTACCTGACCGTTTGCTGCATACAGCTCATTCAGACGCTTAAAGCTCCTGCCCTGCCGGTCAGCAATCCAGTAATAAGAGAAATCACCAAACGCCATCACTTTCTTACCGGCTGCAATCTCCGGTACAAAAGCAGAAGTATGGTAAGGACGGTTCAGGATCATATCCGGCTGCCCGGCCTGTACCGATGGCTGCCAGATATAATTGCCGTTATTGTCTTTCAGCTTCCGCAGCGCTTTCACCGTTGTATCATTCAATACCCAGACTGCCTTTTTACGGTATGGGGATTTCACAGAATAAAACAAATCCATCACATCGTCAAAAGAAATGGCCGCTGTGGTTGTTTTCGTCCCATCGGATGCACCGCCAGTCGCATTGAAAATACCCGTCGGTTTTCCTGTGCCATTGCCAACAAAAAAGGCTTCCTCTTCCTTGGAGCCGATTCTTCTTCCGAACTCCTTGGAGATGTAAGCCTCTAAATTAAATGCACTGTCATTTAACAGTTCATCTGACACCTTAATCATCGTGCCGACTTTATAAGCCCCGATGGATACCTGACCAAAGGTTTCATCCGATTCCACAAAGACACCTTCCTCATCAATCCAGGCTGCTTCGCCTTTGCTTGCCACCACCGGAATCTTCCGGTCACCACTGGAAGTCTGGATGACCGTGGCGATATTACGGAAGAAGTTTTCTTCCTCCAATGCATCAACCAACGTCTGCTCAAACTCATCCGGCACCAAATATCCGCCTTCAGAATCGGTCCCCACCTGCAGGGCATTCTCTACATCATAGAAATTTTTCTGGCACATGGCGTTCCAGAATGTTCTGCGGTACTGATCCGCTGCCCTTCCAGTTTTCTCTTCTCCCTGCGGATAGTTGTTAGGCTTATTCGCAATCGGCTTTGATGTAGGACTGGATAGTTCTAAGTCAATCGCTGCTGCCCGTTCCAAGCGGTCGATTTCTTTACCCAAATCTACAACATCCTTCTCCATCTTTTCATAGGTTGCTGTATCCGCTCCTGACAAAAGTCCGTCATTTCCTCTTTTGCTATCCAGAAATGCCTTGGCGGCTTCCCATGCTTTTGCACGTTTTTCCCTTAACTCCAATACTTTACTCATTGATACGCCCTCCTGCTTAGTGTGTTATTAGTTGTAACCGCTTCTCTAATTGCTCCACTGGTGTCTTTTTTTCATCTGAATTTAGCACCAGCTTATTTAACAGTGAATTCGTAACAGCGGCTCTGGAAAACATCATTCCTGCCGCTACACCATTTTTATCTTTCCGTACACTATCGGTATCTGTCAGTATTTCATCAGCAAATCCAAGTTCTACTGCCTTCCTGGCGTTGAACCAGCTTTCAACATTCATCAGATTAGAAAGTTCACTTCGGTTCAGACCCGTTTTAATCTCATACGCATTCATAATGCTTTCCTTTACCTCATCCAACATCATACCTGCTTTTTTCATTTCCTCGGAATCACCAATAGCAATCGTCATTGGGTTGTGGATCATCATCATTGCTACCGGTGACATCTGCACAGTTGTTCCTGCCATCGCAATTACCGATGCCGCCGAAGCAGCAAGCGCATCTACCTTTACTGTTACACTGCCTTTATAATCCATCAGCATATTGTATATCTGTGCCGCTGCAAATACATCACCCCCTGGAGAGTTAATCCAGACTGTAATATCCCCACTCCCGGCCTGCAGTTCACTGCGGAATAATTCCGGTGTCACCTCATCTCCATACCAGGTCTCATCTGAAATTTCACCATTCAGATATAAGATTCTGGTATCTTCATTTTCATCCCTGATCCAATTCCAAAACTTACGTTTCACCTACACTCCTCACTTTCTGCAATTAAAAAAGAACCTCTCCTTCAGCTATTTCACTGTCAGGATGGTTCCTGTCCGTCTTTCTTTCCGGCAAACAAACCGGCATCTCTTAATTTTGTCATATTACCATTTATCAGATAAAGATTTCCGCCTTCATCCTCGGAAATCGGATTCAGGTCTTCCAGCTCTCTGATATCATTTGCTGACATCCAGCCGTTTTGTCGGGCTGTGGCATAGCCTGTCATGCGACTCTGATAATCTCCCCGAAGCAGGCCATCTACATTTAACTTGATAAAGTAGTCGTTTTTTTCCTGTGGCAATAATAGTGCCTTTTGTAATGACTGCTCCCAGCGGATTACCCAGGGATCCAATGTATATTTAACAAATTCTAAAGACTGCTGCTCAATGTTAGAAAAACTGGACTTATCCAGATCTCCAATCATATGAGGCGGAATCCGGTACATCCGGGCGATCTCATTAAGCTGGAACTTTCTCGTTTCTAAAAACTGTGCTTCTTCCGGCGGAATACCAATCTGCTGGTACTTCATCCCCTCTTCCAAAACCGCTACCTTATGGGCATTGCTGGTTCCCCGGTATACTTCATTCCACGAATCCCTCACTTTCTTTGGGTCTTTTAATATCCCCGGATGTTCCAGAACACCGCCCGGATTCGCCCCATTAGCAAAGAAACTGGCTCCGTATTCCTCACAGGCCAAGGTCATACCGACTGCATTTTTCGCCAGTGCTATTGGAGAATAACCCACCAGGCCATCAAATCCCAGTCCGGGAATATGCAGAACATCCTCTGACCTTAATCGGATTCTGCCAGTTTCTTTAAAATTGGGGTTCTCTTCTGAGTTGCGTGTATAGAAATATACCAATTGGCCATTATCAGAACGTTCAACTTCCATCTTGTTTGGCAACAGCGGATAGAGGGCGAGCACTCTACCTGCTCCGTCCCGGATTATCTGAGCATATGCGTTGCCCCATATTAGCAAATGACTCATTAACGTTTCCCTGAATACAAACGATGTCATCTCTGAATTTGGTTCATCGTGAAGAATATGATACAGGGGATAACTAACTACCCGTTCTTTACCGATATCCGTATAACAGTAAATGTGTAACGGCAAAGAGGCTACTGCCTCCGCCAATATCCGTACACAAGAATAGACTGCTGTTGTCTGCATGGCAGTACGTTCATTAACCGGCTTCCCGCTTGTTGTCCGCCCAAATAAAAAAGAATAGGCCGAACTGCTGTAGCTGTTCTGCGGCTTATCCCTTGCACTTCGTATTCCAAGTAAATCTCTGATTCCCATTCGCCTGCTCCTTATAAAGAGAGAAAAGAAAAGCACCTCCGAAGAGATGCCAAAATATCTTATTATTACTTACTTACACAACTTTCTCTAAACTTTCTTTCAATTTACGTTTTAATGATTTAGAAATAGGATATCTTTCTATCTTTTTCAGTATACTAGATTTAGTTTCTCCCCTTTTATAAAGTTCCTTTACTACCGCTCCAAAAATTGCATCTATACCATATTCAGCTATAGCTTGGGATAAAAGCCCGATTACACCTAACGTTGCAATTCCCCCTAGCATTCCTGCTGGTCCAAGAGCTGCTAATGCTGCGGTTATCGCGGCCGCACCTGTTAGCCCAGTAGCTCCCATTGCAATTATCAGAATCAGTCCCGGAACACCTAGTGCTGCCATTTTTGAAACCACTTTATCCATTACTTTCTCCACCTTCTTTTATATTTTTCAATCCGTACTTTCATACTTAAAGTATAACAAATATATATTTAAATTAAAACACCAAAATCCCCCGATCATCATACACACTCGCCCCACTATCCTTCTCATTCCGAATCGCCCGGTCAAGCGCCATCACCGTTGCCACAGCCCCATCAATCTTCTCCGACGACTTTTCCTTATCCGGCTTAATATTCCCCGCTGGATCCTGCCGGATAAAAATATTATCCATCATCCACCGAAGCACCGGATGCCCACCATGAGAAAACCGCTTTTCTAACACCAGTTCCATCAGACGCTTAGACGGCGGTGACATATCCCTGAATCCCTGGCCAAAAGGAACCACTGTAAATCCCATCCCTTCCAGATTCTGAACCATCTGCACCGCTCCCCAACGGTCAAAAGCAATCTCTTTAATATGAAACTTCTTACCCAAATCATCGATATACTTCTCAATAAAGCCATAATGAATCACATTTCCTTCCGTTGTCTCCAGAAATCCCTGCTGTGCCCACACATCATAAGGTACATGGTCACGCCGCACCCTGATTCTCATGTTTTCCTCCGGTATCCAGAAAAACGGCAGAACCACATAATTCTCATCTTCACTCTGAGGCGGAAAAACCAATACAAACGCCGTAATATCAATAGAACTTGATAAATCCAAACCGCCATAACACTCCCTGCCTTTCAGTGCTTCCACATCAACCGGATAATTACACAAATCCCATTTATCCATCGGCATCCATCTGGTAGACTGTTTCACCCACTGGTTCAGCCGGAGCTGCCGGAACAGATTCTCCTCGGCCGGATTATCCTTTGCACTCAACCAGGCATTCCTTACCTTTTCCACATCAATCGTATGGCCCAGGGACGGATTTGCCTGATGCCAGATCTGCTCGGATGACCAGTCGGCATCTTCTGAAGCACCATAAATCACCGGGTAAAAGGTCGGATCAATCTTCCTGCCAAGAATAATATCCTCTGCCTTCTGATGCTGTTCAAAACACACCGAGTTCCGGTCGGTTCCGGCAGTTGTAATCAGGAAGAACAAAGGCTGTGTTCTGGCATCGCCTGAACCCTTCGTCATAACATCAAACAAATCCCGGTTCGGCTGTGCATGAAGCTCATCGAAGATCACTGCATGGACATTCAGGCCATGCTTGGTATAGGCTTCCGCCGAAAGCACCTGATAAAAACTGTTAGTCGGCTTATAGACCAGCCGCTTCACAGACATCACTGGCTTAATCCGTTTCTTCAAAGCCGGGCACTGGTCAACCATATCCACCGCCACATCAAATACAATCGATGCCTGCTGCCGGTCAGAAGCACAGCCATATACCTCCGCTCCCCACTCACCATCTCCACAGGTCATATATAAGGCAATTCCCGCCGCCAGTTCCGATTTACCATTCTTCTTGGGAATTTCCACATAGGCAGTATTATACTGACGGTATCCATTTTCCTTCACCGTTCCAAATACATCCCGGATAATCGTATCCTGCCAGGGAAGCAGCTCAAATGGAACGCCCCGCCACCTCCCCTTTGTATGTTTCAGGCAGTTAATGAAATTCACCGCATGGTCAGCCTTTTGCACATCAAACATCACTTACTCCCGCCCCTGAATAAAAGCAGCTCCATCGCATCATGCTCTTTATCCTCCCTGGTATCGGCCACAATTCGGCTCCGGGCGGCGGGTGTCAGGCCGAACTGCTCACAGAATTTATTCATAATCTTCAGATAGGTTTGGGCGATGGATACCTGCGGCACTTGCTGCCAGTAGCCTGAAGGGGTTTTAACAATGCTGCCGTGCTGGGTGATAAACTCCTCCGCTTCCTTCCAGCGGGCATATGCCTGGCAGTATCCGGCAAATGCCGCCATATCAACCTCAGTCAAAATCCCAAGCTGCTCCATCTGCTTCGCCATCCGCTTCCATTCTTTCTTCGCTTCTTCCTCCAGCCAGACCGGACAGCGGGGAGCCTTCTTCCTGGGCTGGGGCTCCTGTGTATTTAGGCTCCGCTTTCCCGGATTTCCCTCCAACACTTTTACTGCTGTCGGTTTTGGTTTTCTGCCGCTTTGTGCCATAGGCCCCACCTCCTCCCGGCATTCTGGTTTTATGGCAAAGAAAAAGACTTCCGCAGAAGCCCTTTTCCAATTGTGTTAATTCGTAAGGTAATATTCCTTCGCCCGGTCCAGGCACCATTGTATGGCCCTGCCACCATCGCAAAACTTCTGCGGCGACTGCTCCTGGAAAGAAATCCGGCATTGCTCTACCTCCATTCCAGTTTCCTCCGGGAATTCAGTAAACTCAAAGATTTTTGCCTGAAATCCTCCCGCCTCTGAAATGTCTGTAGCAAATACCAGCGGACCATATTGCAAAACCGCTCCGGCGGTCAATTCCCCCTGCACTTGTTCCATGGTTGTGATTCCCTGTGTGTTTTTCATCTGATAAGTCCTCCTTTTGTTTTGGTAGTGACATGTTACCTCCGAATGCGCTTATTATCCAGCTATATATGGCCCATAAACTGCACAATCATCGCTCCGCTAAACTGTACACTATTCGCTATCGGCCTTCCGGTATAAATCAACACCATAGATCAGGTTCAGACTTCCCCCGGAGTCCCACCTCACCAAAAGACTCCCGGTATCATCCACACCCGTGACCGTTCCCACTGTTCCCGGCGGCGGAGCCTGCAGATCCAGCATCCGCACCAATTCAACCCGGCAACCGGACGGATACTCCTGCCACAGCCTTTGCACCAGCGCCTTACAGTCCTCGCCTGTCAGTTGCCTTCCTGCCCCCACCACAAGCGCCTGTTCCAACACAGTGCGGTCAAATCCGAATTTCCGGTAAGCATTCCCAACGACCGTATAATACCGCTGGCTAGGCAGTCCCATTTTATTTTCTTCCCGCATAATATAGACCATCGCCTGCTCATTCTTGCCTTCAATAGGAATCTCCAACTCCCGCTTATAATAAAAAGCCGGATAACCTTCATAGCGGTCAAGTCTCTGTTCATCCTTCTCCCCAATTTCCCAGACCAATACTGGAACCTGACTCCCGGCCTTAGGCTCAATTGTTGCATATGCACCGGTCTTTGTTCCCTTAAACAATAGCTGGTAATCCGCAACTGCTGATGTGCCGATTAGCCTTGCATCCGGGCAGCGGTATTTCATCTGCTCCTCATCCATATTGCTGCCATAAGCGATATACAATTTTCTCATATGTTTCACCCTTTCTTAATGTAGTGAGGTTTCCCTCCTACCACCCCAAGGGCGATTTGACCGCCCGGTGTGGAAAGGTATGTACGATTATGCCCGATTCCGCCATGCTGAATTTCCTTCCAGATGCTTCAAAAAATGCAGGCGGCAGGTTTTGAACTCTGTTCCGATAAGTCCCAGCCGGAGCATCCAGCAGCGGAATGCGTATTTTTCATTATCCGTTTCCGTCCGTCTGGAAGACGCTTTCTTTTGCACCAATGCCTGGTGGGTAACTGCCAGGCAAAACTGGATGTATGCTTTTACCTCCCCGGCATGGAGCGTGCTGTTGAAAAGGCGGAATTCCACCGTTCCTTTGGTAAACGTAGCATGTAAATTCAGGCCGTGGTAACGGGTGCTGTTATAATGTCTGTCCCGGTCGCTCAAAGGATCCTCTGCATACCATAAATCCTTCAGTGCCTCCATAGTTCCCGGCCGTTTCCGGTTAATCGTCCGGATCAGCTCCTCGTTTACCTTTTTGCAGTATCCCAACCGATTGGGGTTAATCTGCAGTGCCTTATAAAGAATGTTCTCCTTGCTGGCCATAATATTTACGATATTGCGCAAGGTCTGAGGCGTAAACCGCCCGGCATCCACATGGATGTGTATTCCACATTTTTCATTGACCAGTGCCTTTTTGTGCCGGAGCCGGCGGATGAGTTCCTGCAAATCGGGGATATCCTCATAAGTCAGGATGGGGCTGACAATCTCTGTTTTATAGTAATCATCTGCCGCCCGGATGCCGCCCCGGCACTTTTTCTGGGCCTTTATGCTGGAATCGTAGGTAGCTTTCCACTCCCGGCCATTCCGGTCTTTTGCCCCATAAGTCTGATAATAGGTTCCGATGAAGTAGCTTTCTGTGCCAAAGTAATCTGCAATCACCTGCGCCGCTTCTTCCCTGGTAATTCCCGTAAGCTCTATCTCAATCCCGAATCTCTGTGTTTTCATATGCTTTGACCTCCCAAGCGAACTCGGTTCGCTTTTGTGCTATTTTGTGGTAGTCTATTAATCACTCTAAAGGCACATATTATCCAGTCATTTCGCATTCATAATCTGCACAATAATTCCGGGAATCTCTCCGTATCAGACGTGTATTTTTCCAGAAATATCTGCCGCCGTTGCCCGCTCATCAGCCATCGCCATCTCTGCTACCGTCTGCTGTTCCTGCTTCCGCTGCCTGTTCCGGATTTTTGCCCGGTCGATATCTTCCTGGGTGCGGAAGGCTGAATGTCCTTTGAGATTCAACATCAGGGCATTCCGGCTGTCTTTCATTTCTTTTCCGCCAAAACCGATACGGAGCAGCCAGATTCTCATATAATACTTTTCATTTTCTTCAATCCGTTCCTCCGGGTCAATTCGTTTCTGCCCCATAGCCTGCCTGACAACCGCTGCCGCTAAATCCCGGTAGGCTTTCTCCCTTACGGGATCATTTGTACAGGGGAATCGGAATTCAAGGTTGTCACCGTTCACACTGAATCCTCTGTTTTCATCTTCATAAGCCCGCAAAGCCAGAATCACACCTTCCAGATTCTCAAATTCATTGCCCTGAAGTTCTTCGACCAAGGTGCGGCTGATGGAAAGAAATATTTCGCCTGCTGATTTGTTAATCAAATACTGTCTGCTGTGAATCAGGAAAATCAGGTTCTTCAGATTCAGTGCTGTCATATCAGCCAGGGGAAATCCAACTGTCATCCGGTTACCGGCTGTTTCCGGATCATCCACCAATCCTCTGGCCAGAAGCCCGGCTGCCACAACTTCCCCGGTTTTTTCATCCTCGGTTACCACCTCTCCGTTCTTTTCGATGAAGCAGTCTCCTACCTGATATCTGCAGGAGGGCACACCCAGATATTTGGATGGGTGTCCGGTTATCTCGCTGACTGCTTTGACGATGTCTTTTCTGTTTTCCGCATTTGTTTTAATTTTCAATGTGGTACCTCCTCTTTTTTGGTACTACATTAATCACTCTAAAGGGCTGTGAAGTCAAGAAAATACTGGGCTTTTCAGCTTATTCTTTCTGTCATTCTTCCAATAAGGATTCCGTCAGTGCCAGCGCAACTGCAAAGGCCACGTTCACGGTCACTGCATTTCCAGCCTGCTTATAAAGCTGTGATTCAGAACAAACGGCAGCCGCCCGGTCAAATAATGTATCCGGGAATCCCTGCAGGCGGAAACATTCCCTTGGTGTAAGTCTGCGGATCCTGCCATATCTTGTGACTGTTCCTATATTACAAGATGTTTCTAACGTCTGTGCACAGCCTTTCCCCACCCGTCCTCTTCTGGTTGAACTCTTTGGATAAGCAAGACTGATACTGTCTCCCGGTAAGGCCGTATCATATCCTTTTCTTGTTGCATTATTTATCTTCAACGGTAATGGCATATCTTTCTCAATCTCTCGGCTGCATTGGTAGACACCATGGCGGTCCTGCCCAGTAAGGGTAAACATTGGTTCACCATCTGCCTTCATTCTTCTTCCATTCTGCCGCTTCTCTATCCGGTCCGGCGTTATTACTGCATGGGTTTCTAAAACCCCGCTGTTTTCCGCCGGATGCTTTACAATCCCTGCATGATAGCGGGCTTTCAGGCATCGGGCATCTCCGGTTAATTTCACCTTGGTACTGCACTTATCAATAAAGTACAGCCCGGTCTTAGCTCCCATACCACCACCATTAGCTCCAAGGGTAGCCGAAATCCCAACTGGATCATACACCCGGTACCCTTGCATCCCACCTATAATTTGCTTAAGAGCTCCGCCGTCTTCTGGGTTGACAGGTAGTATTTCTCCGGCACCTCTGGCTCTAAGATTTCCGACAATGAACACCCGCTCCCGGTTCTGCGGGACTCCGAAATCTTTGGAATTAAGCACCTGCCAGCTACAGTCATACCCTGCCGCATCCATTTCAATGAGAACTGTGGCAAAGTCGAATCCTCCATTAACTGACAGCAGATTTTTAACGTTTTCAATGAAAAGGTATGTGGGTTTATCATCTTCTTTTTTGCCCTTGATGAGAGCAATGATGTTATGATAGATTCCACTTCGTGTGCCAGATAATCCTTGCTGTTTTCCGGCAATGGAGATATCCTGGCAGGGAAATCCGAAGCACCAGATGTCTGCATAGGGGATATCCTCTGCTTTAAGTTTTGTAATATCATCTGCGTACCACTCTCCTTCCGTATTATGCATTGCACGGTAAGATGTAACGGCAAATTTATTGTATTCACAAAAGCCAACACATTTATGTCCGGCTAACTCTAAACCAAGACGAAAACCGCTAATCCCCGAACATAAATCAAGGAAGGTTAACTGCTTCATCCGCATCACCTTCCTTTACCAAATCACAATATTCTATTTTAATCCCATTCCGGATAACCGAAACATCCCCACCGGAACCCTTTTGCTCCATATACCGCTTAACAATCACATCCGCATATTTTTCATCCAGCTCTGCCATATGGCAAATCCGGTTTGTCTGCTCACATGCCATCAGAGTGGAACCGGAGCCACCGAACGGATCAAGCACAATGCAGTTACTCATACAGGAATTCTGTACCGGATATGCAATTAGTCCCACCGGCTTGCTGGTAGGATGGCTCTCTGATTTTCTCGGACGGTCAAACTCCCAGATTGTTGTCTGCTTGCGGTCGGAATACCAATTATGCTTTCCACCTTTCTTCCAGCCAAATAATATCGGCTCATGCTGCCACTGGTACGGGCTTCTTCCTAATACAAGGCTCTGCTTCTTCCAGATGCAGGTACCGGAAAGATAGAAGCCTGCTGCCTTAAAAGCCCGGCGGAAATTCAGCCCTTCCGTATCGGCATGAAATACATAGATAGATGCATCCTGCTCCATGTGCTGTTCCATATTTACAAATGCCGAAAATAGGAACTGATAGAACGGCTCATCCTCCATATGGTCATTCTGGATTTTCCCGGCCGTTCCCTCGTAATTGACATTATAGGGCGGGTCCGTCACCACCAGATTAGCCTTCTGCCCATCCATCAGAATATCATAAGTTTCCGGCAGCGTAGAGTCTCCAACCACAAGGCGGTGTCGGCCCAGCAGCCATACATCCCCCGGCTTTGAAATTTCCGGCTTTTCTAGCTCACCATCAATATCAAATTCATCCTCGGTAATTTTCTTATCGTGGACAGAATTAAAAAGCTGCTCAATTTCCGGTGGTTCAAAACCGGTAAATGCCACATCAAAATCCGCTTCCTGCAACTCCTGAATCAAATCAGCCAGCAACTCCTTATTCCATTCGCCGGTAATTTTATTCAGGGCGATATTCAGTGCCTTTTCCTTCGCCTTATCTACATCCACCACGATGCAGGCAATCTCTTCATATCCCAGATCGGATAATACCGTCACCCGTTGGTGTCCGCCGATTATTGTTAAATCCGAGTTGGCGATAACCGGTTCCACGTAACCAAACTCGGTGATTGAATTCTTGATTTTCTCATATTCCTTATCTCCCGGTTTCAGTTTTTTCCTTGGATTATAAGAAGCCGGAACCAAATCGGCTATTTTAATTTTCCTGAATTCCATTCTCGTCCCTCCAAAATCTGTCTTTGATATAGCAGTCATGATTGCAATACTTTCTGCGGTTATCGCCATAGACTTCAAACACATTGCCGCATCGGATACACGTCTTTGTATAAACCGCCATCCGTTTCCCGGCCTCCGGGTGTGTTTTCCACCACTGCCTGCGGCATTTATCAGAGCAAAAACGTCTGGGCCTGCCGTTTCCCGATTGGATGATTTCCTTTCCGCAACAAAGACAGGCTTTTCCTTCCGCCAGCCGCTCCCTAAAATTCTGAGCTGTCGCCTGGGCAAAGCCTTCCATTCCATTTGCTTTACAATAATTTCTGACTGTATCCCGGGAAAGACCAAGCATGGTTGCAATCGCCCGGTATCCTGCTCCATTCATCCGCAGCTCCTTTATTTGAACCGCCTGACTATCGGTCATACTATTTCACTCCTTAAAAAGAAAAGACCGGAAAACCATCATTTTCAGATTGTTTTCCAGTCTTAAAACATAGGAATTCCCGTACTTTTTGGCAAAAGACTTCTGTCCGTTTCCCCGGTAATCTCTATGTTTATGTAAAATATTAGTTCTGTTTCCCTATCCCCCCTGGTTATTTCTGCGAAAATTCACGAATGAGGGGGCGGCGGTTTCCGGTGGCACAGGTTCTGGAGATTCAGCCTCCCCCTCCCGTCTCACCAAATTGCAAAGCCCCGCTATAATCTGCACAACTACCCGAAGGAATCTTTGTTACAATTATGCTTTCGGATTGACTGGATAATTTCCGCACTCTGATTTAAGATGGCACTACCAAACAAAAAGGAGGCAATTACATATGCAGAAAAAGAAAATGAAAGTCTTATACTCATCCAGATCCCGCTCCGGCTCTTACATGGGCGGCAGCACCTATACCACCACGCCAAAAATCTCAATGGAAGGAAAATGGCTGGAATCCCTTGGCTTCAATATTGGTGATGCTATCGAAGTGTATTTCGAGGAAAACAGCATCCGCATCGCTCCTGCTCCACAAGCTGCAATGGTCTGTGAATCAAGTGAAAAATACCCAAGCAGTGTCCGAAGCGTAAAAAAGTAAATACAGTATTCATCTCACCAAAGCATCCATCCCTCTGCTCATCAGAACATCCGGCAATTTATCTGAATCCTATATCCATCAGTACCTGTATTCCTGAAAACGATCCACCGTCATTGTCTTATGGTCATGACAGCGTTTGCACAAAGACTGCCAGTTTGACTCATCCCAGAACAATTGCCTGTCACCCCGGTGTGGGATAATATGTCTACAACCGTTGCTTTAACCAGCCGCCCCTGTCCATTACATTCCACACATAACGGGTGTAGCTTCAGGAAACGTCTTCTGGCTTTGCGCCATCTGCTGTCATATCCCCGGCCGGAAGATGATTCCCTGTCCGGAAGATGCAGCTTGGTATGTGCCGGACAATATTTCCCCTCCGTCAGTTCCGGGCATCCCGGATGACGGCAGGGCTTCCCCGGTCGCTTCGGCATCCAATCACTCCTTCCGGCCACCAATATAAAAATATACAAAAAGAAAAGGCTCTATGGATTGCTCCACAAAGCCCGTTACAGTTCTTTACAGCCTAAGGATAACACAGTCATTTTGACAAATCAAGAAACCGGTTCTTTAGTCTTTCTCAACCATTACTTAACCATATGCAACAGGTCAGGTCAGCTCAACAGAAACTGCTCCATGTGGCTATCCCGTAATTGATAGATATCATCCAGCTCGCCTAATGCCTTCTTCCGGTATTTAGCCAGCATTGCCTCGCTGACCTGATATTTACCCGCCAGCTCTTTCCAGGGCATCTCCATCACCACCATATCATAGACCACCTGGGGCAGCCTGCCGCTCAGTTGGTTCACCGCCGCTTCAAAGAAATCAATTTCTTCCTTTACATCCTGATACTGACGGAATAAAAAATCATACCAGTCATCATTTAATGTCTCTGCTACCTTCCGGTAATAGATGGCTGTTTTTCCGGTTGTATCAGTAATGCCGCTTGTCTGTATCCGTTCTCCTTCCGGCTTGGCAAAACACATGGACTCGATGACCTCATCATCTGAAACACCTTCAAACCGCACTAACTCATGGGCCAGCAGCACACGGTTCTTTTTCCACCGGCTGTATTCCTTAAACAGATTTTCTTTCTCCATACCGGGCACCTCCAATTCTCGCCTTGACTGCATTGACCAGTGCCGTCTGGCTACAATCCTTTGATTCCAATGCTTTCATCACTTTTTCATCCAGTGTACTTCCCGCAATCAAATGATGGATAATCACCACTTCTTTCTGTCCCTGCCGCCACAGCCGGGCGTTCGTCTGCTGGTAAAGCTCCAGTGACCAGGTCAGGCCAAACCACACCAGCATAGAGCCGCCATCCTGCAGGTTCAAACCGTGTCCCGCCGCTGCCGGATGAATCAGTGCCACTGGGATTTTACCTGCATTCCAGTTCCGAAAGCTCTCCTCCGTATCCAGCTCCTGTACCTTAAACCGCTTCTGTATCCGCATCTTATCATGTTTGTACCAATAAGCCACCAGCACCGGCTTTCCATTGGCCGCTTCCAGCAAATCTTCCAGTGCATCCAGTTTCCGGTCATGTATATATTTTACTTCCCGGTTCTCATCGTAAACTGCCCCATTTGCCATCTGCAGCAGTTTATTAGACAGCCCGGCGGCATTTCCCGCATCCACATCCCCGTCTGCAAACGGCAGCAGCAAATCCTTTTCCAGTCTCCGGTATAACTCCAGCTCTTTTTCATCCAACTGTACTGATAGTCTGTTATAAATACACTCCGGCATCTGCAAAAAGTCCGCTGCCTGCATACTGATAGTAATATCAGAAATCTTCTCATAAATCTTCTGCTCGGCCCCATCCTTTGGCTTATAAGAGTACACCATCTCCCGGTTCCGCTTATCAGGCAGGAAAAACTGTTCCCGGTATGCCCCGATAAACCGGCCCAGCCGCTCCCCCATATCAAGAATCCCGATCTCTGCCCATAAATCAATCAGACCGTTGGGGGCCGGGGTGCCGGTCAGTCCAATTACCCGTTCTGCCTTCGGCCGGACTCTGCGTAACGCTTTAAACCGCTTGGCCCGGTGGGATTTGAAGGAGGACAGCTCATCAATTACTACCATCTCAAAATCCCACTGGCATTTTTCCACCAGCCACTCAACATTTTCCCGGTTTATCACATATATATTGGCCCGCTTCCGCAGTGCCGCCTGCCGCTCCTTTTCATTTCCCAGAATCCGGCTGATAATTATTCCATCCAGATGATCCCACTTCCCACATTCATTCGTCCAGGTATCTCTGGCCACCCGCAGCGGAGCAATTACTAATACCCGGCGGATTTCAAAATAATCCAGCAACAGCTCCCATACCGCCGTCAGCGTAATCACTGTTTTGCCAAGACCACAGTCCAGAAATAATGCCGAAACCGGATTATTCACAATAAACTCTTTGGCATATTCCTGGTATTCATGAGGACAATACTGCATCTAACACACCTCCAATCTGCTCTATATCATCAATGCAGTAAACCTGAAAACCCAAACTTTCCAACTGTCTTTTCCGTTTTTCCTGCAATGGCCGGAGCCTTTTTCCCGGAGCCTTCAGTTCAACAAACGTACACTTTCCGCCCGGCAGGAGCAATAAACGGTCCGGCACCCCGGATAATCCGGGCGAAACAAATTTTGCCGCTATTCCATTATGCTTTTTTGCTTCTGTCCGCAGCTTCTTTTCTATCACGCTCTCCCGCATACTGTATCTTCCTTTCCATAGGGAACAGCAGGAACCACAGTCTTCATATTCCCTATATGCGTGTATTTGATATACACACCGCTACTTTTTATTCTATTTTAAATGGTTCAATTAGAAATCTTGTTCCCTTGTTCCTAAAACCCCTTTATCCCTGCAACTATCAGACTTTCATAATCAGAACCACATCGGAAACAAGCCCATACTGGTTCTCTTTGCTCCGGCTAACACCGGGTGTCTGTCATTTGATAGCTGTGCTATCGCCCGCTTAATCCGTTCCTTGTTCCCTGGTATATGCCCGTTGTTTCCCATAGACAGGAAAATTGTACATACCGTTTTTTGTCGCTGTATATTTCCCCCAGCCTTCAATTTTCCGCATAATACCACTAATCTCATAGGAATCTATCTTTTTTAATGCTGAAGACTCCCGTCCGAAGCATTCACACCAGATTTCCATATTACAGACCAACTTCCGTTTCACCGTCCCGGTCCGTCCGTTACTGCCGAATTCGCCGCCATTTAAGAAGTTCCTGCGGTCATAAAGACTCATTTCATTCCAGTCCTCCGGCAGCAGGATATCCAGATAATTCCGGACCAGCCCTTCCCGGTCATCCGTTTCCATCGCCTCTGCCTGCGCCGATACCGCCATAACTGCAGTTTCTCCTTCAAGAAACAGGTTCTCCCTGCTTTGATAAACAGTCTTTGCTTCTGCCCATATCTGCAGAACTTCTTCATTTGTCATCTGCCATGGTTTTTTCTCACTGCCCGCTTTCACCCTGACCGGCCAAAAGCGTCGGTTCCCGGTGATATCCCGCAGAAATCCGCTTTCGGTATTGGTGCTACCAACAATAACACATTGCCTCGGATGGCTCTCTACATTTAAGCCATAGCTGGCACGGTACTTATCGTCCACACGGGATAAAAAGGACTTCACTGTTTCCACATCGGTCTTCTTCATTCCGGCCAGCTCGCCAAGCTCCAGGATCCAATAGCCTTGCAGTTTCTCCGGCCCGGATTTATCCCGCATATCGGTAAGCGTCAGGCTATCGGAGAACCAAGCCCCGGCCAGCCGGGCAAAAAAGGTGGATTTTCCAATTCCCTGCGGACCATTCAGAATGAGCACGCTGTCAAACTTTGCTCCCGGCTGGTAAATCCGGGCTACCGCTGCTGCCAGGGTTTTACGGATGACCGCCCTGGTATAAGCAGAATCCTCCGCTCCCAGATATACAGTGAGAAGTGTATCAAGCCGCTTGACTCCATCCCAGCCCGGCAGGTTATCCAAATATTCCTTCACCGGATGATAGGCCCGTTCCGATGCAACAGCGATTAAGGCATCCTTGGTTTTTGCCGGTGCATAAACACCGTATCCCTTATTCAGATACACCTTTAAGGACGCAAAGTCGGAGTCGTTCCATCCCGGCTTAATCTGTTTCCAGGGCAGACTCTGACCTGCATCAATCCCATCCCGGTGAAGGTTAAATGCGATGGAATGCAGGCTTTCATCATTCCTGATGGTCAGCACCAGATTATCCAGCGTATCTTTCACTCTGCCCTGACGGTCCAGCTCCAACGCTGTCTGCCATTCCTCCGGCACAGCAAATTCACTTTTAGCTGCTTCGCCACGCTCTCTGGCCAACGCTGCCTTAACCCGGTCCTGCGACACTGCAAACTCGCTCATTGCTTTAAAGGAAGGCAGCTTTGCCGTTTCAGTGCTTTCATCTGCCCGCTGATCCAGATCACCAAATTTATGGATACGGACCATATCAAATGCATTCACCAGCATCCCGCAAGCCGGATCTGTCGCATGGTGGGAATACGCAAATTTGCCCTCATAAATGACCACTCCTGCCTGGGAATCGGCCGGAAGATAATCATAGCGGCCCGGCATCTGGCTTGGCTGGTATATCTCCGGCAGAAAGTCTGTGATAGCCTGTTCCATATCATAAGCCCGGCAAAACGCACCGATTGCTCCTTCTTTTGTAAGCGGATCTGCCTGTTTCTGAATCTCCCGCCGGACAACTGCCTGCTGCCTGCTGCTGACCGGCCACAGACCCGAATCCCGCCAATCCTGATACCTGTTTAATATCTGATCCGGATCCAGCAATGCCCCTTCAATATCCCGGAATATATACTCCCCATCAGCCGAAGTGCTTGGCCAGTACATCAGCCGTGACGGTTCATATGTGGTGTCATCGAATAGCTCCATGCCAATATCCGCTGCCACCTTCCTGCCCACGGCCTGATACTCATCGGGTGTTACATTTCTGGATAATGGAATCCCCAGCCGCAGTCTCGGCTGCTCTGGGGTGTGTTTATGTGTAGAATAAATCAGGCAGCGGAAATCAAAGAACATTTCTATCTGTTCTACAATGCCGTCCACCGCATAATCCATATCCAGCGTCAGCCCGGACCGGTATTCAACACAATCCTTTTTTCTGCGGCCGCCCTTCAACTTCCCCAGCACAAATCCACCAACGTCCTTAATCTCATCCTGCCTGGCTTTCGACAGCTTCCGGTACTGCTCCACCGTTTCCGAAGTACGGACAGTATTGGTGAGCCGCCTGCTTAAATCTTCTAAGTCTATTTCTGTATTATTCCAGTGCTTTTCTCTCCTAGAATTGCCTGTTGCTATAAACAGCTTCATGCCTTCCCTCCTGCTAATCTTTCTTGTAAAATTGACATTCGTACCCGTCTGCCCGCAGCGGCAGTCCCTCCGCCCATTCCGGCTGTTCTGCCATAATATTGCAAATCTCTGTGACAGAAGAGGATCTAAGCGGCACCTCCAGCACCACTTCATCATGGACATGCATTACGATATTAAAACCGGCCTGCCTTAACCGGATCATCGCTTCTGCCAGTAAATCCCTAGCTGTACCCTGGACGATATTCTCTGCCAGCTTCGGCCCGTAGGTTTCCAGGCAGCTCCACTTTCCGTTCTCGCCGATGCCTTCAAAAACAAGCCCCATCCGGCCAAATTTGTTTAGTTCCAGCCTGGGTTTTACATAGGAGAGCTTTCTGCCGGACGGAAGCGTTACAAATAAAATGCCACTCTGGTATTCAAACCGTATCCGGCCAATCCGTACCGGTTTCTTTTCTTTCACCGTCTGAATAGCCGCCGCATCTACATCCCACCAAAATTGTGTAATGTGAGGATTTGCTGACCTCCAGGTTGAAACAAGCTCCGACAGCTCATCTTCCCGGATTCCCATTTCCAATGCCCCCATTGAGATAAGTGCTCCGGCCGCACCACCGTATCCCAGCGCCAATTCCGATATCTTTCCTTTTTGGCGCAGAGCTGAACCTTTTACCACTTCCTCAACCGGGACATGAAACATAGCTGCTGCCGAAGCTTCGTATATTTTTCCGTGAGTGCAAAATACCTCTAATCGCCATTTTTCCCCGGCATGCCAGGCCAGCACACGAGCTTCAATCGCCGAGAAATCGGCCACAACAAAGCGGCATCCTGTTCTCGGTACAAAGGCTGTTCGAATCAGTTCAGACAAAACATTGGGAGTAGAATCATAAAGCAGCTCCAAATCTTCATACCGTCCCTTTTTCACCAATCCTCTTGCTAAAACCAGAGCCTCCATATGATTCTGGGGCAGGTTTTGTACCTGTACCAGACGCCCAGCCCACCGTCCGGTACGGTTCGCCCCATAAAACTGCAAAAGTCCGTGAACTCTGCCATCCCGGCACAATGACCGCTGTATTGCTTCGTATTTCTTAACGGAGGTTTTCGCCAGTAAAAGCCGGATCCGTAACGTTTCTTTCACATCGCCCTCCGTTTCCATAATCAGTTCAGCTACTGCCTTTTTAGACAGACTGGTTACCTCCACACCGTTCTTCCCCAGCCACGATTTTATCTGTGCCACTGAATTGGGGTTTTCCAGTCCGGTCAGTTCGTAAGCTCTCTGCGTAACGATATCCTTATGAAGCGACTCGCAAGCAATCGCCTGCTCTACCAGTTCCCGGTCAACCTCGATCCCCCGGTCATTAATTTCCTGATCCAGTCGGTACAGTTCCTGCTCCGCTTCAGGAATGGGGAACCGGTGCAATTTCATTTGAATTGCCTTTTCCACATCAACATCCCGGATACAATATTGCTTAAACATCTCCCACTTCTCCGGAGCATCACAGGGAAGATTCCGCTTCCTCTGCTTATTGCTTTTTGAGGGTTTACAAGGCAGGCAAAAATACCGAATTAACTCTTTGCCTTCTTTAATCTTCTGTTTATCCAGTCCGAGAACCACACCTACATCCTCTAATGATTTGGGCAAGGCAAGCATGGCGGCCTGGACGGCACTGCAATGCCAAGATACCGGCGGCAGATAGGTTTCCAAATACCTGCCTAGACAAACCCGTTCAAAATTGGCATTAAACGCTGTTTTAATTACACCATTGTCCAATATAGCTTCCACCACTTCATCAGGAATCTCTCCGCCCTGCGCCAAATCTGCTATCTGTATTTCTTCCTCATCAAAAGACCAAGCAAATAGCAACACCTCAAAAGCGGGGCTGTCTGCATAAGCGTAGACCCCGCATTTTATTAAATCCACATCCGAGAAGGTTTCTATATCAATTGCCAATATCCGGTTCATAGCACCATCCCTTCTTTTATCATAGAAACATTCTGGCGGCAGTCTCCCACCGCCATTTTGCTCCTAACCCAGAAAATCATCTCCGTTTCCAACCGGCTCAAAATCATCCTTTGCATCACTCTTTCCACCCAGTGGCTCTCCTTCATGGAGCTTCTGGATATTACCAAGTCCGGCGGCGATACCACGGTTACCATTTGAGTTATAACCGTAGAAGTTTACGCTGATTCTTCCGTAGCAGCCGGAATACACTTCGGTCTGGTCAAGAATCGGCTGGACATTTTTATCTACCACCTGCGGGGCCTGCCTGCTGTTGGCATTGAAGAAATAGCTGTCTTCATAAACCTCATCTTCTGGTCTGTCAATGTCGCCGTCACGCAATGGCAGCTTTAAGTTTCCAGGCACTTTTCCACCCCACTTTGATACCGCATCTTGCTTCGCCTGCTCAATCGCTTTCTTAATCTTATCAACCGTTTCTGTATCGGATTTTGGTATGATGGCTGATACGGAATATTTCGGATCACTGCCATTAACCGCATTCGGCTCCCAACAATGCAGATAAGAAAACCTGCATGGTACAATTACTTTGGTTAAGTTTACATTTTCGTTATTCATTGTGATGTTCTCCTTCATTCTTTGTTAAAATCTGCTTCAGCAGTTGCATATTCCACCGGGGGTCGTCTGTCCGATTCGGGTACCAGTGTAATCTTTCCGGTTGGCTTATAAACCAGAGTTCCTAGTATTTCACTAAATTTTTTCTTTCCCATCAGCTTCTCCATCTCGGTAATCCCAATGAGACTCTGTTTGTAAATATCCTTGTATCCTGCTGCCCCGGCCGCCTTTGCCACCTCTTCCTCACTGGAATATTTCCGGTTGCTCCGGCCTTCCACCAGCTTAAACCCGCTCCATTGCTTCCCATGGGTAATTGCCTGACTGGCAGCATAGGCATAGACATCGGCTGACCATTTTGCCAGTTCATCTGCCATGGATAAAACTTCGGCTATCTCTTCTTCGGTCAGTAGTGCCGGTGCCCTAAACTCCATCTGCGCCAGCTTTAAAAATCCCTCCGCCCTGGCTCTACACTGATTCCTGGCTTTACAGAACCGGCACCATCTGCCTGAAATGAATTCCCCATCTCCCTTAGCTGCCAATACAGCCTTGGGGACCAGTTCCGACTTGACCCAATCCATCAGTTCCAGCACCGGAAGCTCCCAGGTACTAACTGATTCCAGACGGGGCTGATATATAATCATCTGTATCTTTTCTATTTCATAGAGGGCGTCGAACAGCTCCAATGCTCCCAGCGCGTATAACATCATCTGCGGATTTCTCTCCGCCTCAACGGCCACACCTTTTCCGTATTTGAAATCTATTACCGATAAAGTCCCATCCGCTACAATGATACAGTCACCAGTACCAAAGCCGCCTTCCACATACCGGGAAAAATCCAGATGCTGCTCAATCAATACCACCGGATCGATGCACTTTCTTCCGGCATCCTCTACCTGCTCCATGATAAACGACACATAATCATCGGTGCATTCCTCCATCTCATCGCAGTCGTAATCAGACACCGGACGCCGGGAACGCCGCTTCAATGCCCGCTTCAGCTTATGCTCTGCCAGGGAATGGGCGGCAGTTCCTTCTGCGACATAAATACTTCCGGTATCAGTAAACTGTGTTTCCAGCCTTGCCGAAGGGGTACAGTTTAACCATCGTAAGGAAGAAGATGCCGATAACAAAGCATGTTTTCCCATTACAACACCTTTGCTTTCTTCATCAGTTCCGGGTAATCCTCCGCTGCCACCGCCGACAGCTTGGCTACACCAAATTGCTGCAGCAGATCCCGGATTTCTTTGGTTTTGCCACTCTGTGATTTTTCGGCAAGTACAGCCCGAATTTCTTCAATCTTTAATTCCGTCGTCTCTTCCTTTGCTTTTCCGGCGGTTTTTTCTGTCTTATCTGCCCGCTCTGGTTTTACCTTAGCCAATCCCGCATCAACGTTGATACCCATTTCATTCAATATCCGGATACCTTCTGCTACCATAGAAAATCCATCAGCAATTTTAATCAAACCATCACTCATCAGAACACACCTCCATCTCTTCCAGTTTTCTAACCAATTTTTCCGGGAACATGGTACATAATAAAAGCTCCTCACCGATTTCTCTTGCATCAAAATACTTTGCTTTACTGCCATACTCCTGGCAGGCTTCCTTTAATCGCCGCTGTTTCCTTTCTTCGCCGTCATTGCCAAACACCCATATCTCATCTGCCTGCTCTGCCAGCCTGGCCGTCAGCCAATGCTCTACCATACCACCCTGGTTTTCTGCAAACAGGTTATGGAAATTCAGATATGGACTGAGCGGAAGCACGCCCCTGTGGGCTGCAAACCGACAATATTCAGAAGCCCGGGACCGGTCGCTATCTTCGTTTCCAGTCAGTTTAGTTACAATCATTACCAGCTTCATTAGCTCAATCTCCTTCCTCACCATTTTTGAAGCAGACATGTCTGCCATGCTCTACCGCAAACCGGATTTCCTGTTCCATACCCGCCGTTGCTTTTCCGTATACCCATACCTCATCACAATCCAGTAATAGTTCCAGCCCCATAACAATTCCTGACGCCCGCTCCGCCTCGTTCATTTCATCCAAAAACTGTGGGAACAGAAGGTGCGGCGCAACCGGAAGACAGCCGGCTTCATATGCCTTACGACAATATCTGCGGGTCCTTTCTGTATTTCCTTTTACATCTCCCCTGAAGGGGCTGCAAATAAATACTTTCTTCATACCGCCTGTACCTCCTGCTTTGGGGAAGCAGCGGTGTCTTTGCAGATTACTGCCGCTGCTCTTTCTTTTCCCTCCTGCTTCAGCGCAGCATTTGGGGGATTCTCTTTTGCTGTCAAAACAATCCTGATTTTCTCTGTCATTGAGAAGCTCCTTTCATATTCAAATTTTTGTTTCTACTTTATAGCCATGGGAAAACCCGTTTTTAAACTAAATCATGAACTTTTTTAATTTGCTGGGGATTTGTTTCAGCCGTTTTGAGACTGCCATAGCCGAAACGCCCAATTCACTGCCGATTTCAGACATCGTCATATTCTCAAAAAAGTATTTACGGACAATCAGAGCATCCTTCTCTTCTAATTTTCCAATAGCCTGATACAACCGCTCCCGTTCTTCCGAATCCACAATATACTGTTCGATATCAGCCTTCTCATCGATAAATTGCCGGGGATTACGCCCTGGCCGCTGCTCCTGCATCGACTCAAGCGAATTATGTCTTCTTGTTTCCGCCCGGTTCCGTCGGGACTGCAATACCTCCATTTCAACCACAATCTCTCCAATGTTATCCTCCACTTCGATTTCCAGCTTCTCACCTGTGACAAATTCGTACTTAATTTTCAT